TGATGCCAAGTATGAGTGAAGAAGAAATAGAAGCAAGAACACAGAAAGCAATTAAGAAAGCATTAGAAGAACACGAAGCTCAAAGACAAGTCAGAAAAGCAAAAAAGAAAGCAGATCAACAAAAACAGAAAACTGAAAAACAAATCCATAATATGTGTGTTAATGCTTCATTATATTCTAAACCAGCTTCTAATTATGGTGATTCAGATTTCTTTGATGTTTGTTGGAAATAAGTGTCCTCAAAATTGTCCTCAAAAATTTAAGGTGTCCTCAAAATTATATCAAGTGTCCTCAAATATTCTCGGAAATAATATTTTTGAGGACACTTGATTTTCCTATTTGTTTATAGTCATAAAATATAAAAGTTATAAAATATCATAGTCATAAAAGTAATTAGATTTATTCAAGTGTCCCCAAAGTCCTCAAAAATTTTAGAAAAGATTTTATTTTTTGAATAATAAATTTCAGAATGATTTTAATTGTTGGGATTTAATATTTTCCGAATATTTTTGTGGACCTGTCCTCATTTTTTGAGGACACCAATATTTTTGAGGACACTTTTATTATTTTCTATAAATATTTAAGAAATTAAATATATAATTAATTAAGATGTATTATTTATATTTATTTTATAAAGATTTTAGAATCGGCAAATATAAATGTACTACTGATGATATTGATTTAATATATGAAGATGTTGGAAAGAATATGATACTTGATGGATTTCAAAAAGGTTATAATATTGAAAAACAAATTGAAAAATATAAAATATTTATGGAACAATTACATAAACAAAAAATAAATTGTGAAAAAATAAGGGCTTCAGATATTTATTTATATTTATCAAGTTTTATGGCATTATATAAATTTAATGAAGATTTAGATCAAACAGATTATTTTTTTTTAAAATTGCGTTAATTTCTCCAAAATTATTTTCTATGTTATATTATAAAAATGATTAGAATTTATCAGATTTTAGATTTAACAAATGGAAATTGTTATATTGGATCAACTCAACAGAAATATTTAAGTAAAAGAATATCAAGACATCGTGAGAAAACAAATACTTGTTCTTCAAAACAAATAATTCAAAATGGAGATTATATAGTTAATGTTTTAGAAGAGTTTGAAGATTTTGATATTAGAAAAGAAAGAGAAAGATTTTGGATTAATAATAAAAAAAATTGTATTAATAAAAATAAATTAAATGGATTAGATAAAGAAAAACAAAAAAAAAGATATCAATTTAAGAAAGCTATGAATGAATTAAATCAGATAGATGTTAATATTTTTTAATAATTTTCTTTTATAATATATAAATGGTTCAAGTTGCATTTTGTATTCCAAGCACAACAAATAAAAGGGATTGGAAAACCATTCACGAAACTTATTTATTAAAGATTTTATTGCCGACATTATCGGAAATGAAATCTGATTGTAATATTAAAGTATTTATTGGATATGATGAAGATGATAAAATTTATTCAGAACATCGAATAAATAAATATAAAGATATTGAAATAGATTGGACTTCTTTTGATTCTTCATATAAAGGAAATCCAGTTGGAATTTGGAATGTACTTGCTGAAAAATCTATTGTTGCTGGATATGATTATTTAATGATTTTAGGTGATGATATAATAATTCCAAATGATAATTGGCTGGATAGATTTATAGTTAATTTAAATATTAGAGATAATATTGGATTTAGTGCTGGTTGGTCTAATAATGATAATATTCCAACACAATTTTTAATTAATAAAAAACATATAGAAATATTTAATTGGGTTTATCCGCCATTATTAAAGAATTGGTTCTGTGATGATTTTATGTATAATTTATATCCTTATAAATATAGATATTGGGATAAAGATGTTAAATTATTAAATGTCGGTGGTGAACCAAGATATAATCCAAATAATGATAAAAATCTGTGTGATAGGTTGTTAAAAAGATATAAAAAAAATCTCAATAAATATATATGAAAGTTTTAGATTTATTTTGTGGAACTAAATCTTTGAAACCTATAATTGAAAAAAAAGGTTGGGATTATATAGGATTAGATATTGAAAAAAAGTTTAAACCTGATATATGTATAGATTTTTTAGATTGGGATTATAAATCAATAAAACCTGATATAATATGGGCGAGTCCTGATTGTTCTTGTTATAGTATGGCAAACGGAGGAAGACATTTTGATAAAGATAGAAATCCAAAAACGGATAAAGCAATTATACATCTTAAAATATTAAATAAATTAAAAGAATGTATTAATTATCATATTAATATAAATCCTAATTTTTTGTTTTTTATAGAAAATCCAACTGCAAGAATGGTTTGGTTTATTAATGAATATCCAAGATATGATTTATCATATTGCAAATATGGATGTGATAGAATGAAACCCACAACAATATGGACTAATAAAAAAGATTTCAAACCGAAAAAATGTAAAAATAACAATCCAAATTGTCATCATATAAAAGCACCGAGAGGAAGCAGAAAAGGAACTGAAGGGATTCCAAAGGAAGAAAGATATAAAGTTCCTATTCAATTATTAGATGAGTTATTTTCAAAAATATAAAATCTAACTAATATATATATGAAAGTTTCTTTAATAACATTAACTAATTCAGGATATTTAGAATATACAAGGAACTGCATAAAATCATTAGAGAATATTGGTGTTGAAGGATTAAAAGTATATTGTATAGATGATGAAGCTTTTAAAAATTTAGATTATAAAAATAAATTAAAAATAGATAATCCAAAAGAAGAACAAATTTCAGAATTTTATGAATTTAGAACTGGTGAAGAATGGGCGAAAATAATGTTTCAAAAATTTCGGATTATTCATAAAGAATTAAAAGAAAATGATTTTGTATTATTCACAGATGGAGATATTATTTTTAGAGATAAAAGATTCTATAGAGATTTATTAAATAGAATTGATGAAAATGATTTATTGATACAAAATGATAAACAAAATGATTCAGATGATGGAGAATTATGTGCTGGATTTCAGTTTATTAAATCAAGTGAAAAAACAATAAATTTTTATGATCCAAATAGAATAACATTAGAAAAAATGGGTGAATGCGACCAACCCTATATTAATGCTAATAAAAATCAATTAATATATGAAAAACTTCCATTAAGAAGATATCCAAATGGATTATATTTTCAAACACATAAAAATTATTCATATATGATTCATTATAATTATTTAGTCGGACATTCTAAAAAAGAAATGATGATTAAGGATAATAATTGGTTTATTTGATAACATAAAAAAATATATAATATTAATATAAATGAGTGAAAGTTCAGCACCAAAAATAAGAAAAATTATTGATCCACCAAAACCTGATAATAAAGCTATACATCCTAATCTTCCTCAACCTCACGCCCAAGTCCTTATGGTTATGAGCTGTAAAAATGGTAAAAGCACCATCGGTACTAACTGCATTTTGAATAGTGATTTTTATGGTTTAGATTATTTTGATATTCCGCCTATGGTTATATCAAACACAATCAATACGGATATAACAAATAGATTCTTGAAAAAAAGTTGTGATTGTTATGATAGATATGATGATTCTATAATTCTTGATTTTGTAAAAAATCAAAAGAAATATGGTGAAGCACAAAACCAACCTAAAGCTTGTCTTTTTGTGGATGATTGCTTGGGAGATAAAACAACAGCTTTGGATTCCTTAAGTAGTAGATATCGCCATAGCAATATTCATTTATTAATAATATCAACACAGTTATTCAGAAAAGTTAGTCCAGTTATTAGAGCAAATGCAACAAATATATTAATAGGAAGATTACAAAATAGCAGGGAAGTAGATAAACTGGATGAAGAATATGGAGGAATGTTTGATGGAAAGTTTAAAGATTTATATAATCAAGCAACTAAAAAGAAATATGATTTTCTTCATTTAAATCTCCAAGAAAATCCAGCTGAAGCGTGGATTAATTTTGAAAAAAAAATATATCCTATTAATAATAAAGAAGATGAGATTGATGAAGATAGTGAATGAAAATGATGATATTATAGATACTAATAAAATAGAACATACAGAACAAAGATTTGCTGATATGTTTTTAGATAAAGAAGATGTTGTACTGGAATTAGGAGCAAGATATGGTTCAGTATCTTGTATAATATCAGATAAAACAAAAAGGTGTGTTTCAGTTGAACCTGATGAAAGAGTTTGGAATGCGTTAACTAAAAATAAAATAAATAATAATTGTAATTTTGAAATTGTAAAAGGTTTTTTATCGAATAAAAAAATGGAATTAGAATTTAATAAAGATGATGATTATGCCACAAGTTCTTGTGTTGTTGAAGAATCAAATATTCCAAGTTATACATTAGATGAAATAAAAGAAAAATATAATATAGATAAATTTAATGTTTTGATAATTGATGCTGAAGGTTTTATGGAACAATTTTTAAATGAAAATATAAATATATTAAATGATTTGAGATTAATAATGTATGAAGCCGATCAACCTCATAAATGTGATTATAAAAAAATAGAACAAATTTTATATGATAATAATTTTAGACCTAAAATTACAGGATTTCATAATGTTTATTTTAAAATATAATTATAAAAAAAAATATATTATATAAAATTATAAATAATGGATTTGTATGGAATGAGTGAGGCACTATCACAAGCAAACTCTTTCGCCCAGCATCAAGGTGAAACACACGAAGCAGTTAGACAACATAATCAAGATATAGATAAAGAAATTAATGATGCTAAAAATGTTGAAACAGAACAAGAACAAAGTATAAGTTCAGAACAAATGCAAAAAGATGAAAATACTTTGATGGGACAAGTAGCATCAGGAATTGGTTTAAAAGGAGTTATAAAACCAGCAACAATAACTAAATCAGCTAAACAAGTTGAGAATGTTGTTAAACAAGCAACTGACATTCCAAAAGTCCCTCTTCCAAGTGATCCTGAATTTGCTAATGTTAACGCAGTTGTGGATAATGAAAATTTATTGGCGAAAGGTACAGGTTCTTTAACTGCTGAATTAGAAAGCGGACTTGGAAGTGTTGTCAAAAAAGGAGGTGGTATTGTAGCTGATTCATCTAAATTATTAGGAGGTGCTGGTGCTTTGATTGGCGGAGGTATGGCATTACAACAAGATATTGCTGGTGGAGTTAAAGGTTTTGAAAAAATGAACTGGGAAGATAAACTTGGAAATATGTTATCAATAGCAGGTTCGACAGCTGAATTAACTGGAATAGCAGTTCCAACCCCAGCATCATTAGGTTTAGAAGTTGCTGGTGGATTAGCAAGTTTAGTTGGAGGTGTATTTAGTGAAATAGGCGGTGCCATAGATGAAAAAACTCAAAAAGCACAAGCACAATCAAAACAAGCAATTCAAACGGCAAAATTACAAGGTGAAAAAATGGCACCGAAATCAACAGTTGGCACAGGTTCTTTTGGAGGTATCGCAGGAGCATCTTTTGATTCATCTAAATTAATTACTGGTTCAGGAAGTTTTTAAAACTTTTTTTTATAAACTTTTTTTATTTATTTTTTATTTAATGAAAATTATTTTATAATATTAAATTATAAAATGAGTTTTTGGAGAGCAGACAACAAAATCCCTATTAAGCAAACTAAAACATCTATCGCATCAACTAATGGACTTGAATATGGAGCAGGTCAACTGGTTCATATCGATATTCCACCCAGTACTAAATTTATAGATCCAAAAAATAGTTATCTCCAAGCAGATTTTAAGATTAAACTTCCAGCTGGTCTTCCACCCACTCGACTTCAATTAGACGGACAGATGGGCGGTCAGGTTTTAATCAGAGATTTAAGAATATATTCTTCAGTTGAAAATGGTGCTGTATTACTTGAAGAAATTCAGAATTACAATTCTTTATGTTCTGTTATTTATGATTATAATAAAGATGATTCACTTATTAATAAAAGAGCTGTTGCTGGTGAAGGTACAACCACATACAAACCTCAACACAGAGGCACACTTGGAGGTCCTCGTTCTGTAATGACTGATATATCAACCAATCCATATTTTAAAGGTGCCGTAGCAGGTAATCAAACAATAGCATTTTCTGATGCTGATTTCACAACTGCTAAATTAATGATTCCATTAAATTGTGGTATTTTCTCATCTGATAAAGTTTATCCTAATATTCTAACTGGTCTCCGTGTAGAAATATTACTTGAAGATGCTGATGTTTGTTTAAGACAATTAGATTCCGCACTTCAATTCAATCAACTAACTCTAAATCCAGTATTTGATTCTAAAAATGGTTCAACAACAGGAAACAAAACAGATATTGCTAATGGCGATAGCATTACAAAGTTTTATATCCGTAGAGATAATAGTCAATATAAACCTGAATTATGTCCTTTTGTTGTAGGCGAAGCAGTTTCATTTGCTAATGGACTCCAAGATTCAGCTCAATTTGTAGATTCAGGAGGTAATCCAAAACAACCAAGAATTGCAAGTATTAATGCCTCTGCTAACGCATCAGGCGGTGATGGTCTTATTGAGATTGTTTTAGATGATGATTATGATTTGAACTCTGCTTCCACAGTTAATAATTCTTTCTTTGTAGTTTCTGAATCTGTTGTAGAACAAGCATCATCTTATGGTGCCACATATACATTATCTAATGTTGAGATGATAGTTGGTGAACTGGATATGGGACCGAATTATGAAAATAGTATGATGAGGAAAATGAAAGAAGGAGGTCAGATGTCATTAGATATTTTATCTGTAAGTAATTATAAATATTCTCAACAAGCTAATGATGTAGTAGCCAATATAAGACTCAATTTAGAACAAAGTCGGGCTCGTGCGATTTGGTGTTTGCCAACAGACCAAACAAACTATAATGGAAAACAAAGAATATCCGCACAAACAACTTATGATATTCAAGGAGTTGTTGATGGTGTAGGTACATCTAATTCCACAAGAAGCGGTTTAGTCGGAATTAGTGATTCTATTTCATCGTATCAATTCTATTATGATGGAAAATTAAATCCAAGCAGAGCTGTGTCAACCTCTAAAATAGCATCTAAAAGCAGTATAGACGCACAGGTATTAATTGAGAATGAGAAAAGTTTAGTCCAAGCAAATGTTCCAGCAAGATCTTTCTCTGATTATAATAGAAACTTTTTCATTTCGAGAGCTTTGGGTTTGAATCAGCAAGTTTATGATACACGAAATAAAGATTTTAATATTCAAGTTAATTATTCAGGAACTCCAACTAAAAATAAATTATGGATGAATTTTGTTTGGCATCTCCGAAGAATTAATATTCGTGGGGATAATATTTCTGTTGTTGTATAAAAAACTTTTTAACTTTTAACTTTTTTTTTAAATTATATTTTAATATTTTTTTTATATTTTAATAAATTATAAAAATGTCTCGTGAATATCTTGATATCCGCCCTTCTAATTTAACTCCAAATGGAATTGTTAGTTATAAGTCAGGTCAACCAATTATTAAATTTGATATAGCCGAACAAGATGCTTTTTTATATGGAAATTCAGTCCGTATTTGTGGTAAATTAAAGATAACTAAAGATGGAGCAACTGTTCCAAGTGGAGCAGATACTCTTGAAATCGATTCTCGTACAGGAATATTTGGTATGGTTGATACTATAACTTTATCTTCAACAAAAACTAAACAAACTATAGAATCAATCCGCCATTACAATAGATTTATGAGTTCTTATCTTCCAGCAACAGCATCTAATCAGGATTTATTAGGTCATTTATCTCAAGCAGGTTTAACTGTGCCATCTTCTGATACTTCAAAATTAGGTGTTGTAATGCAAGATAAAACTAATTCAAATGAGTTCTGTGTATATCTTCCAACAGGACTTCTCCAAAATGGAAAGCCAATTCCATTAAGTGCTGATACTATCGGCGGAATTACTATGGAGATCCACCTTGCTCCTCCATCTATGTTTTTATTTGATGCGGATGGAAACGCAGTTGGAAATGGTTATTCTAATGCTGATTATACATTAGAAGATTTAAAACTTGTTTGTGAAGTTGAAAAAATGACACCTGAAAATAAAATGTCCTCAAAGGTTAATGGTTTTGAATATCAATCAATATCGAGTTATTATAGTACTATCAATAGCACAAATGCTATCCTCAACTATTCTCTTGGATTAAGTAGAGTTAGAAGTGTATTTATGAATTTTATTAAATCATCTTATCTTAACAATCTTAACCAAAACTCTCTCCAAACTATAATGCCAATAAAATCAGCTGGTTCTCAAGCATCTTCTAATCAAGTAGTTTTCACTCGTGGAGGAGTTCGATTCCCTGATAATTTTAATCAGGACACAAACTATAAACAAGACCCATCTGTTGAACCAGTAGATCCTGAACTATCAAGAAATTTCTTAAATGCTATTGTTCCATTTAGTAAAATTAATAGATGCCAAATCTCCCCAGTTAATACTAACAGAAACTGGACTGCTAATGATAATGATGTATTAAATGGAGGTTTAGTTTGGGGTCTTGGTGTTGCTTATGATACACTTGGATCTGATGGTGCTGATTTCAGCAATACTAACTGGGGATTACAGCTTAATCTTGGTTTAGATGATGATTCTCCCAATTCAGCTTTTGTTTTCGTCCACGCCAAAAATACATTATTATTTAGCGGTGCTGGAATCCAAGTTGTTTCTTAAATTTTTTCTATACTTATTTTTTATGAATATTTTTTTGATTTTTATTATATAATTTAAATTATAATAAAAATGAGTTATAATCAAATGAGCGATGAAGGTATGCCAAAACAACTTCAAATGGGACAAGATGCAATTCCTGATCTTCTCCGAGTTGGTTCTATTCCAAGCAATACAGAAGCTAATGTTGATACTGATATTTTAGAACCTGTTATTTTTTCTGAATCTTTTATCAGATATCAGTTAGTTAATAAAGGTTTTTTAAATCCTTATTCAAGATTAACTTTTCAGTTAGAAAATGTAAGTTCTCAATCAGCTTCTAATGTCCGATCCTTCCTTCCTATTAATGTAGGTGTTGGTGCTATTATTAAATCAGCACGACTAAAAATAGGTAATCAAACCATCCAAGAAATTGAGGATTTCACAGATTATTATGGTTATAAATCATTATTTGTTAATAATGAAGTACAGAAAGAAAGGGAACAATATTTATCAGGAAGATGTATGTCTCATAGTCAATTTTTTGATGATACTGTTAATATAGCAACAAATGAAGATTTTAACCAACACACAGATTTAGATAATGGTTTAGAATATATTAGCAACGCATCAGGACTAACAAGTGGACTATTAGCAAGAGAAATGAGTTTAATAGCAAGAAAAGGTGTTTTCTCTATTACTCTTGAAGAGATTCTGCCAGTATTCCGTAATACAGCTTTTCCTTTATATATGCTAAATAATGATATGCCAGTCCAAATTGAACTTGAACTTCATTCTTCAACTGATGGATCTCGTTTTGGTATGAATGGTGAACTAAATGCTTCAGGCAATAGAGTTAATAATAATGTTCCTATTACATTAAATCGTAATGAATGCCGTATGATTGCTGATTACACCACATATTCGCAATCACTTATGGATTCATATGCTAATGCTAATAAAAATATGAACTGGACTTTTATGGATTATCAGTTAACTAAATTAACCCTTGCTAATTCAGTAGCAGGTGAGAATGTTATTAGAAATGTAGGAGGTGCTGGGCGACTTGTTCCAAGAATGTTTGTTGCTATTGCTGATGAATCTGTAAATCCATCTCATAGAATTTTAAATAAATATAGTTCTGAAGCTAATGCTTCAACAGGAGCAACATACGGACAACTAACTTCTAATATCAAAAAGAATGATAGATTCATATTTCCTATCGATAGAAGCAATACAGCACTTCATTTTCACGGACTTGCAGATGCTGAAGGTATGGTTCCATTTGTACTTCGTGATGAATATTCTCGTCAAGGCGGAAGAATCGGAGATCAGTTCTTTGAACTCAACGCCCAAAATGTTAACCTTGAAGGCAAATTCTTTTATACAGCATATAAGATGCCTGATGGTGAGCGTGTAAATAGCAGAGGTTTAGAATTACATTCGAAGATGGTTTCTCTCCCAGCTGGTGCTTATACTATGAGAATCTATATTGAAGCGATTAAAGTAGCAACATTACAAGATGGTGTATTTAATTGTTATTATGCTTAAATAAATATTATTATTAATATCATTTTATTAAAGTGTCCTAACTGTCCTAAAAGTCCTCTAAGTTCTCAAAAATATTTATGGTTTCCAAAAATACAAATAATTCATTTTATAGAATTACAAAAAAACAAAACAAAAAATATTGCCGAGAAAATCAGGACATTTTGAGGACAGTTAGGACAGTTAGGACATTAATATTTTTTTATTATTTTTTTTTTCAAAATAAAAATCTTAATTAATTATAATATGAGTGAAGAAAATATTAAAGATTTAATTAAGAAAGCGAGACCTAATATCAAAGATAATTCATTAAAAATTTATGTTTCTAATCTTAATAAACTAATGAAATTATTTGAATCAGATAATTTAGATTTTTTAAAAGATGAAAAAAAAGTTCTTGAAAAATTAAAAGATTTATCCGATAATACAATTCGGAATTATTATAATGCAATATTGATATATTTAATGTCTATAAATAAAGATAATAAATTAGATGATGAAATAAAAGTTTATAGTGATTTGAGAGATGATTTAAATAAAAAATATGAAGATCAACAAGCAACAGGAACTATATCAGAAAAACAAAAAGAAAATTTTGTCGATATTAAAGAAGTTTATGATATGATTGATAAAATAGGAAAAGAAATCAAAGATAAAAAAATAAAAAAGAAAGAAGATTTAACAGGAAAAGAGAAACAATTATTGATGATATATATTATTTATAATATATATGTGAGGTTGCCGATGAGAAATGATATAGCTGGAATGGAAGCAATATCTAAAAGACAATATAATAAATTAACCGAAGAAGAGAAAAAAGCAAAGAACTATTTAGTTGTTGAAAAAGGAAAAATGATGATGATATTAAATAAATATAAAACATCTAAAAAATATGAAGAAAATAAAATTGATGTTCCAAAAGATTTAGAAAAGTTATTGAGATTATATATTAGAATAAATGGAATGGGAAAATTATTCACAACCTCAACAGGAAATGAATTATCAAGAAATGCATTAAGTCAGTTATTATTAAAGACATCACAAAAATATATGGGAAAAAATATTTCAACAACTATGTTAAGAAAAATTTATTTATCATCTAAATATGCTGATGTTAAAGAAGAGATGAAAAAGGATGCTAAAATAATGGGGCATTCAGTAGCAACACAGCAAAAGGTTTATGTTAAGAATGATGATGAAGAAGATGAATCCTAATCAAAAATAACTTTGAAGTGTCCTTTTTTTAATATTAATCCATTAACCTTTTTATTTTTTAATTTGTTTTTAGCTTTAATATCCAAATCCTTTTGGACTTTAATAGATATTTCAGGATAAAATACTTTATCCATTTTTAAATCTCCTTTAATCAATTTACAACATCTTCGTACACTTGGAATATCTCCAAATTGTTTTATATAATCCATATGAATTTTAATTTCATCTATAGAACCAAAGATTGTATTTTCAATACAATATCCAGTTTTACAATAATGAATAATTTCTTTACATAATACTAAAATATTATTTTTATCTTTAACAGATAAAACTTTGTTAGGATTTGGTTCAGATAAATATTTCTTTAAATAATCTAAATCTTTATTTTTAAAATATTCTGATGTACTGAAATCAATAATATTATCATTTTTTAAATATTGTAATAAAGCATTAATTAATTGATTTTTATTTAATGTATCATAATTAATAATATTAATTTTAAGATCAGATATAATATCTTTTAAATCTTGTTTTGAATATGTTTTATGAATCATATTTTAATTATTACAAAGAAAAAAAAAATATATTTTATACAGTATAAAATGCCATACAAATCAGGGAAATTAAAAGGACAACTCACAGCACCTGAACTCCGCCGAATGATTAAGGAACACAATAAGCTAATGTCTATAAAAGTTCCACCGAAAACAGATAGAGATGGTTTAATTAGTTTAATAAATAAGAATGGATATAAAGTAGATCACGAAAATAAAAAGTTAGTACCAACACAACCTATGAAACGGAGACCAACTATAAAACTTCCACCAGCACCAACTCCAAAAACAGCAGAAGAAAAAGCAGAAGCAAAAAAGAAAAAAGAAAAAAAGAAATTAGAAGAAAATTTAAAATTGAAAATGAAAGTTGAAAAAGTTAAATCAAAAGTTAGTGAATCAGAAAAGAAAGCAGAAACTAAAAAAGCATCATCAACACAAACTGAAGCTCCTAAATTAGTATTAAAGAAAAATCAAAGTAAGACATCAAAAAGCAATTATAGTTCACCATTAGATTTTATTTCACAATATGAAGCAAGAGGTTGGAAATTTAATGAACCAGCAAAAGATTTTATCAAGAAACAATTTGCAGATAAATCAAAAAAAATAATAGTAAGAGAAGAAAAGAAAGGGAAGAATATTAATTTATATTTTGTTGGAGATGATAACAAGTTAGGAAGTTATATATCTGCTAAAATGTAATATAAAACTTAAATAATGATATAAAAACAACAAAAATAACCCTAAATATATATATAAAACTTAAATTATGCCTGTAATACTTAAAGAAATATAATAAAATTATAATTTTATTATGTTTTTAAGTGCTTTTTAGTCATAATATTAGTTTTATAGGGGTTTTTTCATATATTTATTATAATAAATTAAGTTTTATTAAATAATTCTTCTGTTTCAGGTTCATTATTTATTTCAGTATTATCTTTATTTAATTTTTCTTTTTCTTTTTCTTTTGATTCAGTTTTTCCCAAAGCCAATTTATCTTCTTTATAAATAAGTTCTGTATCTCTGATACACTTGATACAACAACAATCAATTGTTTTACATTTAGATTTAAATATAACTGTTAATAATCCACCTAATGCTCCTAATACTGAAATGCAAAATATCATTAATTCTTCTAATGTGAAATCAGCTAACTTTGTCATTTTATATTTATTATGAATATTATTTTTTTATTGTTATATTTTAAAATGGAAAATCCTTTTGAAAAAAAGCCTATAGAAATGGTACAAGATAAACTTGAAGATCTAAACACTATATCTTTAAGAATTATTGAGAAGATGGATAATATGCTTGAAGATTTAAAAGAGATTAAAGAACATCTGAAAAAAGTTGATGATGAAGTTATTGTTGAGAAACCAAAATCAAAAGGTTGGTTTTATTAATTTTTTTATTTATTAATATAAATGAATTGTGATATTGTTGAACTTTCTAATAACATAACTAATTTTTGTGATATTGATGTTATGGGAATTGTTGTAAGATCTCCTTGTGCTATTGGTTGTTTAAAATCTATTTCTTATGGTTTGATGTATTGTGCTGATTTTTTTATTCAACACGATATGATTTATAAATTAACATCAATATATGATTTTTGTAATTCCGATTAATATGTGATATTTTTTTATTTTATAATATAAATGGAAAAAGTTGAACCAGCCCCAATTAGTATTTTAACACCGACATATAATAGAACAAAGTTTCTTCCATTATATATCGACAATCTTGTTAAATTAAATTATCCTCATAATATGATTGAAGTTGTTATTGATGATGATGGAAAAAAACCTTTTATTGAAGATTTAGAATTATTTAAAAAAACATTATTTCCGATGAAAGTTAAATATTTAAGAAAAACTATAAAGAGAACTATAGGAGAAAAAAGAAATAATTTAGTTAAAAATGCCACAAATAAAATTGTGTGTTTTATGGATGATGATGATATTTATCATCCTGAATATTTAATGTACTCATTATTTGTTTTAAAAAATAATAATGCTGGAATTGTTGGATCTAATCAAATGTTATTTGTATATCCTGAAAAAGATTTTAAAATGACTTATATTAAATGTGAAAAGAAACATCAGATTCACGAAGCAACTATGATGATGACAAAAAGATATTGGAAATCAAATGGAGGTTTTGCTAAATCAAGCAGAGGTGAAGGAGCTAAAATTATTCATACAAATGATAAAAATGTTTGTATTACTGATATCAGATTAATTATGATTTGTGTAGCACATCAATTTAATTCAGTTAATAAAGATATGTTTGATACAGATAAGAATGGATTGAATCAAAAATATCAAGGAGATAAATTAGAATTATTAAAATCTATATTATTATAATAAATATATTTTATAAATAATATGGAGCAATACACCGATTTAAGAATTGTTGATTGTAATAGGTTAAACTCTATACAAGCAAGGAATGGAAATAATGAAAATAATGCTTTATTCACAAATGATATTGGGAATGGAATTAAATTAGATGTAGGTGATGAAGTTTCAGTTCACGGAGCTTATATATCTGAAATAGGTGCTGGTGCCGATACTATTGAATTAAAAGGCAATACTATTAAATCAGCATCAGGAGTTCCTAAAAAAATTAAATTAACTGAAACTAAAATCACAACAACATATCCAACACAGGCTTATTATAGTGATGTTTTTGAAAATATTATGGGAGGTTTTCAGATATCAAATGCAAGTGAGGTTGAGGTTGAGGTTGATTTAAAAGATAATGAATGTACTATCCAAACTGAATATTGGACTTCTAATAATGGTAGAGGATATATATTTCTTCCAAGAAGATTTGCTTATGATGAAGGTTATACTGGTTATAATTCATCAGAGGTTGTTAATAGATTATGGGATAATGAAGATCATACATTATCAGGAAAATGTTTTAATCCTCCAAGATATCAAACTATTATCGAAGATGATTTTCAGTTTTATAGAAATGGTTCAAGTTATGGAGCAAATTCTAAATTTAAAGATGGAGTTTATATTCCGAAAAATGACAATAAAAGGTTCACTATTATGAAAAGACAAGGAGATACTTTTTATAGAAGTGTTATTGTTTCTTATGATGGTTCAACACCTCCAATTCCAACTCTTCCAGCTGTTAGAGATCCTGCTATTAGAGATTATAAAACTTTTAAAAAATTAGTTAATATTTCAGTATCAAAGGGAATGAATAGTCCGTCTGATATTTCAGACCAAATAACAACACAATTAAAAAAATCATCTGATCCTGTTGTATTTAGTCAGAAAGATGATACTGGAATTATTCAACATATAACAACAACATTTGAGACAAATACTTGGAAACCTTTTAGATGTGGAAGTTATGAATATTTTGGTTCAGATTATTTTAATGATTATATTGGCGGAGGTGTTGGAGATACTTCATATCAATATTATGCTTGTTATGAAAATATTGCTGTTAAAAGACCTGACTTATTTGAGCTTGGTAGAGAATGTAATTCTTATATAGGAATGGAAATGGGACCTATAGCACACTCATTAAGAGGTTCAGCGAGGATAAATACAACATATCAATATAATGAAACAAATTTAAAAAGATTATCTGCTTTATTTAAGGCACAGGGAAATTATCCTGAATTATTTCAAGGTACTGCTTTTGATTTATATTTAAATGAAGCAGGTTCTTATAATTCGATTGATAATGTTAGATTCCTTCATATGAATACTGACACAAATATTAATCAAGGAAATATGTTAGGAAATGATAGTTATGAGGAAGACCCTGTTGGATCTGATATTAATGGTTCTGATTATTCATCAATTCCTGTGTTCTTTAAATATCAACCTGAATATGCTGATATAGATACTGGAGGACAAGATGATAATAGATTATCTTATGGTTTTGCTTCTATATATTATAACACATTTTATAATGCTTCTATGATTCAACTTCGTCCTGATTTAGTTGGAGGTCTTCCTGCTTTTACTTTTCAGAGATGGAAAGATAATGCTTCAGGATATGTAGAATATAATATTGAGGATGGAAGAAAGATAGGTTGGGATTGGCATTTTTCAGCTTATTCAACTATGGCTATGACATTATGGGGAGGTAGAGTTGATAGAGATTATTATAATAATAATGAATGGGCGGTACAAAATGCATCACAAGAAACATCATCAGCAAATGGAAGTTATACAAATATATCAAGATTATTAACTCAAAGATATGTTGGAGCAAATAATCCATTATTTAATTTTGATACTGTTTCACAAAGATTTTTTTGGTCTAATTTACATACACCTGAAACATCAGGACAAAGCAATATTTTAGCAGGTGTTAGTGTTGATGGAGGACCTCAAATAAATCCTGATTATGAATCTGCTGTTTATAAAATGAATCCAAGATTTAACAGATGGGAATATACACCGAATTTAAGACCTTATATTAAACCTATGGAAGCTGAATATCACGGATTCGCTCCTATTCCAACCCAAGATACACAAGATTATGCTTTAATGTCTCGTCAGGTTGACCCATTCACATTATTTGATTCTGAATCAGGTATATTTATAACTCATTATGGATATGATAAAGAAGATTTTGATAAAGGTTTATGGTCTATATTAGGTTTTACATTCAACCAATTTAATGCTTCTGAATCACCTTCATTAAATAGATTATCAAGAATTAATGATGATAATAAATCTAATTTATTTATTACAACAACAAATTGCGAAGTTGTTTCATCTGATACAGTTAATTATAATGTTAATAATTATGGAGGTGTTTTTATATCAAATCAGATAACCGCTCCACAAGTTATATCAGGTCCTAATGGTATTAAGATTGATGGAACAACAGCACACGGCGGAGATAGATCTATTCCTTCATTTCCTGCTATTACTGAAAAAACAGAATCAATAAAAATTTTAGCATCTAATCTTCCAAGAAAAATGTTAAGACCATATTATCTAATTAGATCTGATTTAATAGAACAAGCCAAATACATAGGACACGATAATTCATTAATGAGTGTTATAGGTTTATGTGATAAACAATATTCAGGTGGAGATTTTTATTTTGGTTCTGATAATGCTTTCACATTTAGAATAACTAAACCAAGAACAATAACATCAATAACAACTTCTATTCACGATCCTGATGGAACATTTGCAAATCTTGATGAAGATAGTGCTGTTATATATAGAATTGTTAAAAATGTTAAAGCTGAAACAGATATTTTGGCGGAATATTTTTCAAAAAAAAAATCTAAATAATATATAAATGAGTGAAGAAAATCCATTCACAGATATTGATTATATTTCAGAATGGATTATGGATAATTGTCATTTTGATAATATAGCACAATTAAATCAATTTATAAGTGAACTAAAATTTAATTTAATAAATTTAATAGATCCTGATTATTGTACTGAATCATCTGAATCAACAGAATCAAGTGAAGATGATAATAATAAAGAAGTTATTGAAATAGAATGTGATAGTGAAGGTTTCTTTTCATTAAAATAATGTGTCCTCTAAAATGAGGACCTGTCCTCAAAAATATTGGACTTTTTTTAAGATTTTCTTTTTCCAAATATCAAAATTATAAATTCTAAAAAATATAAAATCATAAATATTTTTGAGGACTTTTAGGACTTTTAGGACTTCGGGGACACTTGATATATTTTGTTTTCTTTCGTATATATTTAAAAAATAAAATATTTATATAATATATAGAAATGAATTATTATGGATTATCTGAAGAACAAATAAATAATATTATTCAATCATATAATAAACGCAGAGATTATGAAAAACAAAGATATAATAATATTAAAGATACAGATGAGTTTAAAATGAAAAATAGAGCAAGAGCTAAAGCACATTATGAAACTAATAAAGAAAAGAAACTTCAAAAATATCAAGATAATAAAGATGTACTAAATGCAAAATCAACATATAGATATTATAAAAATATTGATAAATTGGATATTTTTAAAGAAAAAAAATCGGAAAAATATGAATTATTAAAGTCAATTAATTTTATTTAATTTATCGATAAAATTAAATTTTTTATTTTAACATTATTTTTATTAATTTATTTTATTTTTGTATCTTCTTTAAGTAGCAGAATAAAATATATTATTTAATATTTTTATTAAATTCGGTGCGTTAATATTTAAAAAAATAAATATCTATATTAATATATAGAAATGAAAAATATGAATAAATCAAAATCTGGAACTATGAAATTAAAATCTGACAATAAAGAATATAAGATGTCTGATGAAGAATTAGAGTTTATGAATAAAAACTTATCTAAATATAATGATAATTTAATTGTTAAATCAGAATCTGATGGTGAACTATCCAATCCTGATTCTGAACCTAATGAACCAACTGAATCACATTTAAATATTAAATTAAATAATATGATTAAAGAACAATCATTTAATCTTACTGAAAAATATGATATTGTTGAAATGGCTAAATTATTAAATTCTGATGTTATTGATTTAGAATGGAAAACAAGAATTAAGAAATATAGAAAATATTCTCATTATGGTTCTATTAAAGTTAATTATAAAAGAAATGAAATTGGAAGATTAGAAATCAAGTGTGAAGAATGTAAGGAAAAAGATGACACATTAACAACACAATCATTTATGAAAGGAGTTTGTAAGTCAGCTTTGTGTTCTAAAATTTATAATGATCTTGATTTAGTTAATTGTCATCCTGTTATGTTATATCAACTATTACTTACATATGATATTGATTGTCCTAACATTCATAAATATACTTTATTAAGAGATGAAATTATTCAAGAATATAAATCAAAAACTAATTTAACTCGTGATGATATTAAACAATTACTTTGTTTAATATGTTATGGAGGTTCAGCAACTAAATTTCTAAATGAAAAACAAGTTCCTGATACTCCTGAATGTAGAGGTTATTTTATGGATTTAGAAAAAGAACTTAAATCTTGTAGAACTGAATTATTAAATAAACCTGAATATTTTAAGTACAAAATGAAAGCTTGTAATGATAAAGGATCTGATTATCATAATGTTGATGGAACAGCATTATCTTATTTATTACAAACTCACGAATGCAATATTCTTATGGTTATGTTTAATTATATTAAAAATAATTTAGGTGATGATTCAGTAGGTGCTTTAATTCACGATGGATTACATATTAATAAAAAAAAACTTGAAGAATATGGTTCTGACAAACTAATTGATAAATTACAAAAAGCAATTACTCATCAAACAGGATTTCGTCTTAAATTAAAGATTAAACCTTTTGAACCTGTTAAAGAATTAAATAATATTATTGTTGTTGATACTGACAAAGAAGCTGGTGATTTTGTATCTGATGCGATTAAAAATGATTATATTACTTGCCAAGAAAGAATATTTTTAAGAATCAATAATGTATGGACTGAAAATGATAAAAAGATTAAAAAAGAATTAAATAAAATCGTTGGAAATTTTGATATTAAAATCAAAAAGTTAAATGAAAAATCAGGTGAGATCGATTTAAAAGAACATTCTAAAATGTGTAAGGGTTGTAAGGATATTTTAAATTTTGTTGAACCAACAGAAGATGATGATTTTATTGATAATCTATGGACTTCTAATCTTTATAAATTATGTTTTAAAAATGGATATTATGATTTTAAATCAGGAAATTTAAAAGAATATGATGTTGATACTCACACAACTATAAAAATCAATCGTGATTTTAATAAAGCTAAACCTGAAATCAAGGAACAAGTATTCAGAAGAATATTAGATCCTATTTTTAATAATGATGTGGAAATGAGAGATTGTTGGTTAAATTATATTTCAAGAGGTTTGGCAGGTCATATTGAGGATAAAAATTGGGCGGTTGGTACTGGTGAAAGAGATTGTGGAAAAGGTGTTCTTGTTGGTTTATTAGAAAATTGTTTTGGTGAATATTGTAGATCAACAAATTCAGAAAACTTTTTATTCAAGAATAACGGACAAGATTCAGCTAAAGCATTATCTTGGTTAGTTCCTTTTGAGTTTAAAAGATTATTGTTAACTAATGAAATCACAAAAGATGCTGAAGATAAAATCAGAATCAACGGAAATATTTTAAAGAAACTATCGAGTGGCGGAGATAAAATAGAAGCAAGAGTTAATCATAAAGATGAAATTAATTTTAAGGTTCAAGCAAGGGTTTGTATGATGTGTAATGATTTGCCTCCAATTGAACCATCAGATGCAAAAGAAACAAGCTATATGTTTAAATATCCAAGCAAATTTTTAGATGAAGAAGATCCAAGATTAGAAAACCCTGTTAAAATTAAGGTTCAAAAAATGAATGAAGAAACAGAAGAACTTGAAGATGTACTTGATGATAATGGTGAAGTTCTTTATAAAACACTAACTCAATTCTATAAGAAAGATGATGAAATTAAAAATTGGTGTAAGAAAGCTGAAGTTATGGATGCTTTTATTGAAATCCTTTTTGATAATTATTCCAAGAAAGTTCCTATTCCTGAATCTATGAAGGAAGAACAAAATGATTTTAAATTAGAAGAAACAGATGAAAGTAGATTTTATGATTTATTCACATTTATGGATGATGCTAATTATCAGACAGATAATGATTTAGATTGGTTATCTATTTCAGTTATTGGAATGATGTTGAAAAAAGAAAAGATTAATTTATCAGCACAAAAATATAAAAACTTACTTTTAGCAAAAGGTTGTGTTAAATGTAAGAAAACTAAAAAAGACGGCAAAAGAGTTAACGCTTGGGCTAATATACAAGTTTATAAAGGTAAGAAAGAAGAACTTGCTAATGCTGGTTATCAGTTGGTTGATGAATCAGAGGATGAATAGATTTCTTTTCATCATAATATATTTTTATTAAAGCACTAATCATAATGATTATATATAGTATTGCTAAAATATTAAATATCATATTATATATTTAATATTTTTTATTTTTTGATTCGATATTTTTCCCAAATATCTTTATCTATTTTTCTTGATGGACCTCCGAGAATCACACTCGCTAATCTTGATAATCCCCAACTATATGGTGTCTGATTGGGTTTTGAACCGCTGGAAAAATAAGCTCCTTTCCCTTTCATAATTATTTTTTCCGCACCTGTTTTTGATATTATATTTTTATAAATAAATTTTTTATCAGATATTTTAGTTCCATATTTTTTTTCAAATTTTTCAACCCAAGAACTTCTTTTTGATTTAAATGATGTTTGAGGTCTCATAGTTCCTTCAAATATTGATTTTATTTGTTTTTGTCTATCAGCACCTTTAAGATTTGCAATATATGTTTTAGGAACCATTTTAGATTCTCCCTTGTAAGTTATTTTAACTTTTTCAACCATTATATATTTAAGAGAAATTAAATCTTTTTTTATAATTTTGAATATTTTGTTTTAATGATGTACTATCACCCCATAGTATATAATAACTTAAATATCCAGCTCGTGTTGGGTCTTTTGTTTTTAAATCCTTCTTGTGCCTTGTTCTGTATCTCTCTCTGCGATCTTTGTCCTTATGTATCGTGTAATCAGACATCCCAGCACTTCCAAAATAAGTTCTTTTTGTTTTGCCGTCATCCTTTGTAAATATAGCAACATATTTTTTATTTGGTTTATCCGATTTTTTTATTGTTAGTTTCATTATTTATTATATGAAGATTTTTTTTTAGTTGTTTTCTTTTTGGGTTCTTTTTTCTTTTTATCATTCTTTCCTTCAAAGATTGATTGTTTAACTTTATTTTCATCTGATTTGGCTTTATAAATATCTGTATCAATATTTATCAAGTCATTCATAGATTTCATTTTTGGCATTATAATATTAATTATAAAAAAATATTAATTAAGAATATATTAATTTATTTAGGAGGAGGAGGTGCTGGTGCTGGTGCTGGATTATCATCAGGTCCATCATCATTTTCAGGATAGGTTGCACTAATCAATTGATGTTCTGCTTTAAGTTGAGCTAATTTATTAGCTCTAAATTGATCGTGGATTTCAGCAACTGATTTTTTGAATAAATGTCTTCTTGAATCAAATGTTGGCATTTTTTATAAAATATAAATATATTTTTTTTTTATTTTAATAATTTATAAATAAATGTCTTTGGTCTTATGTTCTAATCAATTTATTGAAAATGCTGGGGATTTTCATTCTGCTTATAGTTTTCATAATCATTTGAGTGATACTTTAACTATTCCAGCTAATTCTGAAATAGCAGTTCAATCAGTTAAAATAAATAAAAATGGAACATTATCGATAAATAAATCAACTGTTTTCTATGTTTGGTTTAATCAGCCATTAGTTGCTGGAACAACTGAACTGGAACAAACTACAGGATATATTCGTGAGGTTAGACCTCATTTTAATGTTGGAGATGATAATGTACTGGAATTAACTCCTGATGAATTGGCTCAAAGATTACAAATAGGTCTTAATAATTGTGCTTTAAATCCTGAATCAAATGGATTAAATGTTGTTGTTCCGAAAATAGATGCGAGTGGATTTCAAGGTTTTGAGTTTAAGTTTAATCAAACATCAGCAAAAGGAACTAATATTTCAGCATCGTTAACAAGTGCTGATTTTGATTTAGTTTATTTAGAAGGTGTTGTTGCTGGTACTGGTTTCACTTGGGATCAAGCAACTAAAAGATTAACTGCTATCAGAAGCGGTGGAGGTTTTGATAAATTATATAATTGTGCTAAAATACATAAACCTATTTCTTTGGTTGAAGGTGTTTTAAGAGTTAATTTAGCTAATGCCACCGCTTCATCTTGGAATGTTGGATTAGCAAGAGGAGACCCAACTGATAATTTAGCTCCTCGATATTATTTACAAAATATCAATAATGAAAATTGGAGAACTTTTGATTTTTATGATTTTGTGGTTCAAGCAGGACAAAATGGTATTGGTTCAGGTTCTAATAGATATATTAGAATTTATCACGCTGTTAAAGAACCTACTGCTAATGGAATTACTATGAAAGAAATTAAATATTATGAAATAGTTGGAAATCCATTTAATAATGCTACTAATATCGCAAATGGAGGATATAATTGGAGTGGAAATGCATCAGGGATTGATTCAGTTGAGATTGTTGTTGATAACGAGTTATTAACTGTTAATCTTTATGCTGGTGCTACTAAATACACCGCACTTACATATGATGCTGGTGCTGATAAAGATAAAAACTTTAAACCTGTATCTGATACTTGCCGAAGCTTATATGGTAAGTTTCATTTAAGTTCTAATACTGCTGGAAAATATTTAGAATTAACAGATTACAGAGGACATATTAATCAAGATTATGCTAATCCAAATGAAGATTTCTTCTCTGATTTAGTTCTTGAAGGTTTAGATTTAGGAATTGGTTTATCTATAGATTCACGATTTATGAATGATATGAGTAATGCTAATAGATATACACCATTTGGTGTTAGTGCTTCTGAAACACTTAATGGTTTTGAAAATAGAATGATTGTTTCACCGAGTACACTATATTATCCAAGTGATTTATCGAATACAGCTTTATTGTTTGGATTCCAAAATCAAGATGTTATATCTCCTACATCTACATCAGGAACAACACAAATATTCACATCAACAAATGCTCCTCCTATGAAATCTAACACATCATTATTTGTTAGATTAAATAATTTTGGATTAAATAGTTATAATGCTGGGACTGGATCTATATCTAAAATATTATATAGTTTGCCGAGATTCACAAATGCTGGTGATTCATCAGGAAATGGTTTATTCTTTGAACCATCTCAAAGAGTATATCTTCCTTTAAATAATCCAGCTCCATTAGTTATTAATGAGTTCTCAATTGATTTTGTTAATGAAAATGAAACTCTCGCAACTGATTTATCAGGAAAATCTAATGTTATGCTACATATCCGTCCAAGAGTATAAATAAATCTAATTAGTTTTTATTATATTTTTTTTTGTAATAAATTTTTAGAAAATATCAAAGATTTTTTAATAATTTATAGAAATATATTTTTATATTTATTATAATATAAATGGAATTACTCCCCGAAATTCAGACAGATTTTATTGATGAAGAACCTGAACCTCTGAAAGAAGAACAAGAATCTGAAGAAGAACCTGAACCTGAACCTGTTCCAAAAGAACCTATCGATGAATCAGAAATATTTGCTGATAAACCTAAACCTGTTATTAAACCTATTATTGAACCTGAAAAACCTAAACCAGCTAAAAAGAAAAGAGTAATGACAGAAGCACAGAAAGAACAATTAAAAAAGAATAGAGAGAAAGCACTTGCAACAAGAAGAGCAAAGGCACAAGAAAAGAAAGAACTTAAAGAACTTGAAGAAAAGAAAAAACAAAAAGAAAAACAACAATTAAAAGATTTTGTGAACGATGTACCTGTTGAACCTAAAATTATTGAAAAACACACAACAACTATGATGCCAAGTATGAGTGAAGAAGAAATAGAAGCAAGAACACAGAAAGCTATTAAGAAAGCATTAGAAGAACACGAACAACAAAGACAAGTCAGAAAAGCTAAAAAGAAAGCAGATCAACAAAAACAGAAAACAGAAAAACAAATTCATAATATGTGTGTTAATGCTTCATTATATTCTAAACCAGCTTCTAATTATGGTGATTCAGATTTCTTTGATGTTTGTTGGAAATAAGTGT